TTCGTACTGTTTATCGTTGGACAACTGGCGACAACCCGCGCTTACCAATTGAAGCTCGCTCTATCCGCAAAGGATGCAAAAGAGCTGGCGGGCCTATTCGCATTTATTACGCTCGCTGGAAAGAAGAACAGCTGCGTAAGGCTTTTGGTCATTCTCGTTTTCAGCTCATTATTGGCGGCTAATTCACATTAAGTGAATAGGGAGATTCGCACATGTTTGATTTTAAGACTTCCACCCATAACCACTATGACGACGCCTGCCGCAAGTTTGCGCTGACGCACAGCATGGCTGAGCTGGCGCAGCGAGCAGACATGAAAGCGCAGACCCTACGCAACAAGCTGAACCCGGATCAGGTTCATCAACTGACTGTTCCAGAATTGCTATTGCTTACCGATTTGACCGAAGACGCCACGCTGATTGACGGCGCGCTCGCTCAACTGCACTGCCTGCCATGCGTACCGGTTAATGAGCTGGCAAAAGAAAAATTTCCGTCCTACGTGCTAAAGGCTACTGCTGAAGTCGGAAGCATGGCCGCCAGTGCCGCAAACCCGGAGCGGATAACTGCAACGTCCCGCCGCAGTATCCTGGAGGCTGCAAATACCGGCATTCGTTGCATGATGCTGGCCGCACTGGCCGTACAGACCCGCGTTCACTCTAACCCGACTTTAGCCTCAACCGTTGACGCTATCAGCGGGCTGGGTGCTTCGATTGGCATTAGCTGAGGGCGCACGATGATTTCATTTGCTGCATACCTTAAGCGCCAGAGTCCGTCAATGTCCTACGGCAATGGCTGGATCATGGGCGAGAACGGCAGACCGTGGCATCCATGTAAAAGCCAGCAGGAACTGCTGAAAAGCATCACAACAAAGCGCGCCGGATATTCTCAATGCCTGCGTCGTATTTTCGGTGGCTAACATGAAAGTTTTATGGGAAGTACCAAAGCAACACGCGCCCGCCAGTTTTTCCAAAATTCATTTGATGGGCGCTCGCGTTGATAAAATTCAGCCAATGACGTTTGATGAATTTCGCAAAAAATGGCGTCAGATGCGTGACAATAACGCTAACGCCGCATTGCGTTATTTTAATCATCAGAATGACGAGTTTAAATTCTGCGTACTTACGCTGGCAAACCGTGAAAGCCCGAAAAGTTTTAAGCCGGAGGAAATAGGAAAGCCATTCCAGTATTTCGAAGAACACCGCAGGAGGCTGATTATTATTGCCATGAATAAGATGGCACGATGGGGCAGCATTTTACCTCGTCAGTTTTCAACCGCAGACTGTTTTTTACCTGAGTAAATAATTTTCAAAAAACGAAAGGCGTAAACCCGCCGGGCATTCTATTGCCTGAATTCTGGAGAAAGTTAAATGAGACATATCGAAACAAGAAAATTCGACGCCAACGTTGAGCAGCTTTCCGCAATCATCACCGCTGCCCGCGCTGAAGAACGTGCCGAGCGCGGTTTGCAAGTGGCTCGGCGCTTAACTGAGATTGCCATGCGTATTCAGCAAAAAGGGCTTAGCGGTGCTGAAGCTGCCGAGTTGCTGCGTCAGGAAGCTGAGCGTTATCAGAACGAAGCGCAGGAGGCTATTCACTAATGGCCGACTCAATGGACATGGCGCAGGCTCGCGCCGAAGAGTTGCTGGCGCGCAACATCGCCAGCGTGGTTAATCGCCCGATCAGTGTCGCGGCTTCCTTCTGCGAAGACTGCGATGCGCCTATCCCTGAACAACGCCGCCGCGCCGTGCGTGGAGTGATTCGCTGTGTCAGCTGCCAGGACGTGGCCGAGCGTTATGCAAAATTTTCTAAAGGCGGTGCAGCATGAGTGCAATTCATGATTTGAAAATCGGGCCTTTTTATTTTCAGGCAGTATCAAGCGGCAATAAAAAAGCTGAGTTTAGAAATAATGATCGCGATTTTAAGTGCGGCGACTATCTGCTTCTACGTGAATGGGAAGGAGAATATACAGGGCAAAAGGTATTAGTGGTTGTAACTCATATTTTGCCAGTTGAAAAACTGATTCCCGGTGCAGGAAGCTGGGCGGTTCTTTCTTTTGCAAATATTGATGAAAGTGACACCTTCAAAATCTTAACGGCTAATTTCGGGGGTGCTGCATGAGCACGATTCTGAAGTGGGCGGGCAACAAGTCCCGCGTAATGCCGGAACTGCTGACGCACCTGCCAGAAGGTGAACGCCTGGTCGAGCCTTTTGCCGGTTCATGCGCTGTAATGATGAATACCGATTACCGGGCCTACCTGATTGCCGATATAAACCCTGACCTGATTAACCTCTATCGCCAGATAAAAGAGCACACCCGCCCGTTTATCGTTATTGCGGCCAGCCTGTTTAATCAGAACGTGACCGGTGAAAGCTATTATGCCGCCCGTGAGGCGTTCAACCATAATCCGGCGCTGCCTCTCCTGGAGCGCGCCGCGTATTTCCTCTATCTGAATCGGAATGGCTATCGAGGTCTTTGCCGCTATAACAAACGTGGTGAATTTAACATCCCGTTTGGTAACTACGCAGAGCCATATTTCCCACTGGCCGAGATAGAAGCATTCGCGAAGAAAGCGCAGCGCGCGACGTTCATCTGCGCTGACTTCCGCGAAACGCTGCGCCTAACTAAAGCTGGCGATGTGGTGTACTGCGATCCGCCTTATGACGGTACGTTCGCTGAATATCACTCTGCAGGTTTTGGCAAAGACGAGCATCACGATCTGGTAAGCATGTTGCTCGACGTCTCTGAGCGTTGTCCGGTTGTCGTTTCAAACAGCGACACACTCTATACCCGAAGCATTCTTCGCGATTTCAATATTGCCAGTATCAGCGTAGCCCGCTCGGTTGGCGTTGCCGCGGGTAAAAGCAAGCGCGCATCTGAAATCATTGCAGTGCGCCAGCCTGTCGCAGTCCCTGCGTTGTCTGGATTAGCAGGTTCTCAATGGACTGCAGAACTGCAGGCGGCTCAATGATTGAGGAGTACGCTTACCCGTGGAATGCTCCACGGGAAGCCATCGCCAGCCCTTACCCAACCTACGAGGAAATGCACAGCCGCAGTCAGATGATTGCGGCTTTAGTGCGTGCGCAGGAACTTCTCGAAAAGCAGCCGACGCTGATTCAGATTGATGTGAAGCGTCGGGTTAGCGAGTTGGAAAAAACACAGGGTATTGATCGTGCCAATGCGTACTTAACGAAAACTTTAGTTGAGCGCACATTGCCACGCGTTGAAACCGTTAACGCTCAATATCGCCTCGGTGAAATGAGTCACGGCACGTTTAACCTGCTGGCAAGCAATGCCACTAAACAGGCAGGCGCGGCCAGCGCGGGCGGCACACTTTGGGAGCTGATGCGCCGCTTTAACCGTCTGCCGGATATGGCACGCGCCGACGTCGATTTGCTGGCCGGGGATGTCGCTAATTTCATCCTCGCCGAGCTGGTACAGGCACACGCGCAGGCCAGCAACGAGTCAGATTACAAATACACGCACCGTGTTTACATGACCGCTGCCACCATCACCCGCGAGATGAGCCAGACGCCTCCATTGTGGGAAAAGGTCACGTCTCGCCTTTTTGACCCGGAAGAAGTTACTCCGGCAATCCTGCGTATGCAGACGGAAAAATGGTGGAAAGGCCGACTGCGCCGCGTGGCCGCATCATGGCGTGAACACCTTCAGATCGCCCTGGCTAACGTCAGCAATAAGCATACCCCCTACGCCAGCAGCATGACCGTTTCAGAGTGGCGCGAGCAGAAGCGCCGCACTCGTGAATTTCTGAAAGGAATGGAGCTGGAAGACGAGGAAGGCAACCGCATCAGCCTGATCGAGAAATACGACGGCAGTGTGGCCAACCCGGCGATCCGCCGCTGCGAGCTGATGACCCGCATTCGTGGCTTCGAAAACATCTGCAATGAAATGGGCTTCATCGGCGAGTTTTATACGCTGACCGCCCCGGCGCGCTATCACGCCACAATTAAAACCGGGCATCGGAACCGCAAATGGAACGGCGCCAGCCCGGCCGACACGCAGCGTTACCTCTGCAGTGTCTGGCAGAAAATCCGCGCCAAACTGCACCGCGAAGAAATCCGCATCTTCGGGATCCGCGTTGCTGAGCCTCATCATGATGCGACCCCACACTGGCACATGCTCATGTTTATGCGTCCGGAGCAGGCTGAGCGCGTGCGCGAAATTATGCGCGACTACGCCTGGCAGGAAGACGGTAGCGAACTGACTACCGACAAGGCACGTAAAGCCCGTTTTCACGCCGAGGCTATCGACCCGGAGAAAGGCAGCGCAACGGGTTACGTTGCTAAATACATTTCCAAAAATATTGATGGTTATGCTCTGGATGGCGAGACAGACGACGAGAGCGGCAAAGACCTGAAAGAAACTGCCTCGGCCGTTTCTGCCTGGGCGGCACGCTGGCACATCCGGCAATTTCAGTTTGTGGGCGGTGCGCCGGTCACGGTTTACCGCGAGCTGCGCCGCATGGCAGACAGCGAAACC